TTTCTTTTGCCATATCTTTAGTAGCAAATCTATAAACCTCTTCTTTCTGTTTTTTTGTAACTTTACCTCCCATGAATCTTTCCATATCTTTTAAGTGAGTTTGCAATCCTTTTCTTGCTTCACTTATTTTAGCTTCCTGCGCAGCTTTTGTTTCTGTCATATTTTTTGACAGTTGTAGTTTTTGTGCTTCAATTGCTTTTTTAATAGTTCTTTTTATCTCTCTACCTTTTATAGTAATTAAACCATTTCTAAGCATTTTATCTACTGTATCATCTATTTCAGATTGTGATAATCCGTCAGCTTTTAACTCTTCTATAACTAATTCTTTATTTGAATATGATAGATAATTTTCTAATGTATCTATTTCTGGACTATTAATTTCTTCTGGTGTTGAATCTTCTTTTTTACCAAAAGCTTTTAAGGTTTGTCTTATTTCTTCTTTTGACGCTCCTTCTATTCCTAATTCTTTAGCTACTTTATCCCAATCTAAATTTTCTTCTGACGTTGATTCAGATGTAGCTTCCCACTCATATTCTTCTTGTGGTTCTTCTTCTTTTAATTCTTCTTCTTTCTTTTCCCATTTCCATCCATCTTCATCAGTTACAGGTTCACCTTCATCATCTACTTCTGTTTCTAATTTTTCTTCTGTAGATGTTCCAGCTACTTCACCGTCACCAGCAAATGCTAATGGATTAAAATCGTTTAAATTGTTTTCTTCTTTAGCAGGAGACTCTGCTATTGTCTCTTCTACTAAACTTGATTTTTCTTCTGACATATTATTTATTTTTATTGTTCCCTATTTTGCAAATATACGAATTATTTTGTTATCTTGTCTTTTGCTCTAACTTTATCCTCTGTTGATGAAGATTCTTCTCTAGAAAAAGAATTTTTATCTTTTGGAGAAGGACCTTCTTTATTTAGCTCATAATCTGCTAATTTTTTTGCAAACTCAGCTTCTTCAGAGGCGTCATGTATATCTCTCTTATCTTCTGATTGTATTTTAGCAACTTGTAATCTAGATTCAGCTTGTATTTCTGCAACTTGTATTTTAGCTTCATTATCCATTTGCTTAAGTTGAGCTTCCTCTTCAAATTTAGCTTTTTCAGCTTCTTGTTGCATTTGCATTTGTTGCATAGCTTGTTGTTGTTGTTCAGCTGCTTGTTGCTTCATTTGTTCCATTCCTTGTTCAAGTACTTTTTCTGCTTCTGTCATTGTATCAGCTTTTAACACCTTAAGTATATTTAGTAAATCTATACTTCCTGATTGTAAAGCAGATTGAGCTAATCCTTGTACTACTTGTTTCATAGCGTCATCCTTACCACTATCTCCAACATATACACCAAAATCTTGTAAAGCAACATCAGGCATTACGTTTAAAAACTTATAAGCTCCGTCTCCTAATATCATAGCTGCTTTTTTACCTCCAGCCCAAGCTATTTTCATTATGTTACAAAGTCTTTCTAATACTCTTTGTTTTACTTCGTTATGTGAATAAAACCAAGATTCTGTAATTGTTGAAGATTGTACCACACTTCTCTGTACGTTACCTACATATTCATACTGGTCTACCGCTCCTTCTCTTTGTCTTGTCACTCCAGATATCTGACCAGCCATATCTTCTAACATAATCTTAAGATTAATTAGTTGTTGTACAGATTGCGATAATGTAAAATCAACTTGTTGGAACTGATTAAAACTACTCATCTGTCCTCCCTCGTCTTTTGAGTTAATTGGTATAATACCATCAGTTTTTAAATGATATAATACAGTTTGCATATCCATTCCTACATTTGTTGGTATTTGTGATGTATCATATACTACAGCCTTACCTCCAGAACGAGCCATAGCTAGTTCAATTTGATATATTACAATATTATACAGCATTTGTGTATTGTGCAATAAATCAACCATAGACGTAACCTTTCCCGTTGTATTACCATATATACATCCAACATAAGATAATGGAGTTTTTCCAGGATTATCTACAGACCTAACTTGATTATCTCTTCTTTTACATTTAACTAATATTTTTCCACCTATTTTAGTAGCTTCCCAAATATCGTCTACCCACTTTATTTCTATTTCTTCTCCTTTTCTTTTTCTGTATGTATCTTTTACCATTTTTCTAAATGGTCTATCTGGGTCATATTTATTTTCTGATACTTTAAATTTAATAGCTCTTAAAGACTTCCACTCTGCAGATACTATACGTATACGATTTTCTTTACCTCTTGAACTATCTATCCATGTAAACTGACTGTTATAATCATCTAAATCTTGCCCGTATAAATATCTCATTTCATCTAATTTCAATAAATCGTCTTTTGTAAGATATTCTTTATATTCGTCTGCAATTTCGTTTACTGACAACCATCTTTCTTCTCCAACCCACGAAGCGTCATCTAAATAGTCAGAATGTACACTTGCATCATATATTATAGACCTTGGGTCCACTCTACGAGCGTGCGGGTCTCCATCTATTATATCTATTTTATAAAACTCTTTTCCTGTCACTAATAAATCTCTAAAACCTTCTTTGAAAGAATCTTTTAAGTTGTGTCTATTCATTACATACTCTAATCCGTCTTGAGCGGTTTCTTCTACCATTTCCCTGTAGTTATACTTCATGTATCTATCAATATCATCTGGCACAGGCATTCCTTGCCCCTCATCAGTTATAGGAGCTCCATAAGTCTCTTCAAAGTCTGAATGAATATTCTCTAACAAAGATTTCATTTGTATGGATATTTTATGGTCTAATTTTCTTATAACAGCTTCTTTATTTATAGTAGAGACTTTCATGTCTACTGGTCTTTTTAAATCTTCACCTACTAACAAATCAATTTTTGGAGTAATAATAGGATAATTAACTAATCTTGCAGGATATGTTAATCCATATTGTTCTGTAATATATATATAATCATCTTGATTTATCTGTCCATTATATATTCCGTAATTAGCTATGTCCCTTGTTCTACTATCTTCATACGGGCTTTCTCCATAAGTCATATATCCAACGATTGATTTAAGTACCTGCTCGCACCATTCTTCGTTTTTTTCTTTTTCAGATACCATCATTGATGGAAAGTGAGTATAATTTGCCATTTTAATTTATTTTTATTGGTGTGCCGTTTATGCCACGTTTATAATATTTTAATCCTATATCTAATACATCTTGTTTTTCTTGTACTCTCATTCTATAATTATCTATGTTATGAATTAAACAAATACCAAAAGCCATAGCTCGGTCAGTATTTCTTAAACCATAATTAGCTAATTCATCTATTAAATCCATAAACCATATATCTTTTACATGCTCCCTAATATAATCATCAATAAGGTCTTCTAATAAAGATTTTACTTGCTTATTCATGTGAACACCATATTGATTCCTAGTTTTAGAACCTGGATTATGAGCAGATTCTGGTTTTTCTTTCAAATATTTTAAAGCATTCATACGCTTGAAATAATCTAAAATACCTATCTTTGTATATTCTACCAACATCTTTGAGTTGTAGTATACAGCTAATTTTAAACATCCATCCCAAAAATCTTCCTTTTTCTTAGGTCTATCAGTATATTCCGCTACGACATAATCACTAGCTATATCTGTATTTGCAAATCTACGATAAATTATTGCACTTCCCAAAGATTCTGACGCTCCAGCTTCATCTTGGTCGTAAGAATCCACTCCTCCTATATCAATTCCGTTATATTCTGGCATTGGATGTGATAAAATTTTGTACGGTCCAGCAGGATGAGGCCTCCAAGAAACCTTTAAATCATGTTCTTCACCCAGTACCCAATCTAAGTATCCGCACTGTATTTGATTCTTATAATCTTTACTTGATAATATTCTACTTCTTTGAGCGTTTAATAAAGCAATATCAAATCTACTTTCTTTAGTATTTAAGAAAGCTTCCTCTATAGTTAAAGGATAATTTTGTATATGTAAGTTATACGCTTCATTATCTCCAGATTTTCTTATCGTTTCTCTTTCTGTTGTTAATTCTTCTTTCGCTCCTTGAACATCTTCCACTCCTGTTTCAATATCAAAAAATCCATAGTAAGCTTTTGACGCGGGTATAAACATAGGTATAAGATTGTAAGCGTCGTTACTGTAATACATATCCATAAAGTCTTTAGAAGCTTTTGATATGTCACCTCCAGTACCTCCAATTATAGGAACTCCAAATTGTACGTTACCATCCATAAAACAAGCTTTAGATGACATGTATGCGTTTTTTAAATGCTTAAACTCTCCCGCTTCTTCAAATATCATTAATGATAGACGTTCTCCTTTGAACACCTCTGGGTTATCCATA